CTACGACGTTGGGCGGGCTCATCGTTGGATCGGGGTTGTCGGTATCGTCTGGAACTGTGTCCGCTGCTGTCACAAGCGTTTCAGGTCGCACTGGTGCCGTCACGCTGACATCAAGCGACGTTGGACTGTCTGCCGTAGACAACACGTCCGACTCTTCAAAGCCAGTCAGCGCGGCTCAAGCAGCTGCTGACGCTGCCGTCCAGGCCTACGCCATCCAGCGGGCCAACCACACTGGCAGTCAGGCTGCGAGTACGATTACAGGGCTGGCTGCTAGCGCCACGACAGATACCACGGTAGCCACAAATATCACGTCTGGCACACTGCCAGCGGCGCGATTGCCAAGCACAGCAGTCACCGCTGGAAGCTATGGCGCCGCGTCATCGGTGGCGACGTTCACGGTTGACGCAGCGGGACGGCTGACGGCTGCTGGCTCCACGGCCATCGCTATCGCTTCATCGGCAGTCTCTGGGCTGGCGGCCAGTGCCACCACGGATACAACGAGCGCCAGCAACATCTCATCTGGCACTCTCGCTGCTGCAAGGCTTCCAGCCGCGACAACAAGCACTGCAGGTGCCGTCATCGTCGGTTCTGGCTTGAGTGTCACAAGCGGCACCGTGTCTGCCGCTGTGACGAGCGTGGCTGGCCGCACTGGTGCTGTGACTCTTTCGGCAAGCGACGTTTCTGGAGTCGTTCCCAGCACTACGACCGGGATAACCGGGGCGGCTGCAATCACAAATATGGTGAGCCTGACGGCGGCCCAGTATGCGGCCCTCGGCACAAAGAACAGCTCGACCCTCTACATAGTCTCGGGGTGACGCATGGCAGTCTACCTTGGGACAGCAACGCCATCGGCCTACTACATTGGATCGTCTGCAGTCAGCGCTATTTACCTTGGGTCTAATCAGGTATACGCGGCATCATCAGGAGCAGCGTTTTACGGCGCAAACGGGACGTGGAACGGCGTAGGCTTTAGTGGGGCCGGTATTGCCTCAAACAAATACCTCAAGGCTTCCATATCGGGAGGCACGGCGGATGGGATGTGGATTCGCGCCAGTGCTGCAGGAACCGTCTACATAACCGCCGACAGCATAGCTACAGACGACATGTTCGTGATTGCTAAGAGCGCTAATTCAACTTCGTGGACAAACGTCTATACGGCTGGCGACTCAGGTGGGTGGTCTACAAGTTCTGCATTTTCTTTGTCGTTCTCCGTAGCCGCTAACGACTACATACAGATTGCACGGCCAGTCGATTCTGGCGGGTATTCAATTACGCCGTACGCTTCATTCACAAACCTTCGCGTATGGTGGACGGCATGAGCAGCACGCTCCGCACAATCGCCGACAGACTTGCAAGCGGGCTTCAGTCCGTAACGTGGTCTATCCCGTCAACGGTGGTTGAGCGGAAGAACTGGGCCAACTTGGACGTTGACGCCATGAGCGTTCCGCACGTCTTTGTCGTGCCAGGCAATGCGGAGGTGACGCGAATAAGCCGGTTGGTGATGCAAGTTGACTACACGGTCACCGTGTTCGTTGGTCGGCATGTGAACGATGATGCCGAAGTAGACGGTATGCTGGACTTGGCCGACTCCGTGATGCTTCAGGTACGTGCTCATAGTTTCGGGTCCAGCATCATTTGGCCGACTGGCGTGACAAGTCCGCAGAACGTCAGCATTGAGCTCAACCCAGATGACGCACTGACAGAGCGGAACGTCTGGCGAGCCGTCATCACTGCGATGTATCGAGTGTTTGAGACCAACGTGCTGCCGACAGCGTAGGAGGCTCTCGTGCCGTCAATGCTTTCTGGCATAAGTCGTGCGTTTGTCCGTCCAGGAATGGTTGGCGGCAACCGCCGCGAGATGTCCTCGGCAACCGCAGGACGGCTCAAGCTGCGGGCAACCGTTCGCGGGAATTTCTTTGACCGTGCCAAAGTTGGCCGGATGATCGGCAAGATGAATGTCAAAACGCTTTCCATGATTGGAAAGGACATCAAGCAGGCTGCAAAAGCTGGGATCGGTCGCGGCAAGGGCAAGGTCTCGCAGGCCGCAAAGAGACGGGCGGGCCGTGGCAATCCTGTTGAGTTTGTCGGTGGCCTTTACCTTGATGTCACTGCCTACGGATCAGGAACGCCTCGGCCAGCTGGCCAGCCGATTCGGTCGTGGGCTCCAAAAAAGTGGTTCTACAACGACATCGTGAACTTTTACGATGCTGCCCGTGGCACTGCCGTGATTGGCACCTACAAGACTGCGCCGTGGATGGCCCAGCTGCATCAGTTTGGCGGAACAGTGAAAGAGACGGCGTGGCGGATTGGCGTCGGTGCGGCTCGAGCTGCTTACCTGAGAAGTCGCGGAAACGGCAAGCAGGGACGAGATGAAAAAGGCCGGTTCACCAGCGCACTGCCGCAGGCGAATCAGTACCAATACGGTGCACTGCGATGGCAGGTGAACAAGGCAGGATTCCGTGGATCTCGCAGCTGGGAGCGGACAACAATGACCCGAATGGCTCGTTATCCAGCCCGCCCGTACATGGCAGGATCTAAGCGAGTTGACGAGGCCGTCCGCAAGGCCAACGAGAAGTGGAAGAACATGCTGGAGAGAAACTAGATACGGCATACCCGGTCTAGTTTAGGCACCGCTGCCCATACCGTGAGCGAACCAGCCGCACCGCTGGCACTCGCACACAAGGGCACAAAATGCCAACTAGCACTGTCACTGTCACTCTCGGCAAAGACGTGACGATCACTGGCGTCGCTAACGCTCGCAGCGCCACAGTCACCAACTCTGCGTCTGACGTTGACGTGACCAAGCTTGGCGACACGTCGCGCAAGTTCCGCAAGGCTCTGATTGAGCAAACGATTGAGCTTGAGTGCGTTGACGCTCCTGGCGTGACCATCGGCGGCACGTTCACGATCGCGGGCACGCAGACCGGCAATGCGACTTATATCTGCACAAATCTCTCCCAGAGCCAGCCGCTTGATGGCGTCATCACCTACACGGTGTCCGGTAGCCGCACCACATCAGCCTGACATAAGGAAAAACACACATGGCAATCACGCTTGGAAAAGACGCATCGTCCGCGCCTCCGTTTGGCACAGGAATCATCTCCGCGACCTACACAGAGGAATGCGAGACGGTTGACATTTCAAACCGCTCCAACATTGGCGGAAGCTCTGGTGCCCCTGGCTACAAGGCCGCAAAGGCTGGATTTACCACGAAGACGTGGGAAATCGAGTGCCACGATGCGACCGGGCTTATTACGAGCCTCGCAGCTGCTGGCAGTGGCTTCTCTGTGATGAGCGTCACAGAAAATATTGGCGTTGACGGTGCTGTGACTTTCAACGTGACGGCTAAGGAATTTACCTGATGGCAATCACGCTGGGGAAAGACTGCTCCATCTCGCTTGATGGCGGTTTAATCGCCAGCGCTCGCAATGTCACGTTGACAGAGTCGGCCCGCACGATTGACGTGAATCCATACGGCAGTCGGTATTCCGCGACGTATAGCACCGGGTACGAGTGCACTGTGTCGGTTGAGCTCAACGATCCGGCTGAACTTGGTTCGGCTTTCTATCGCATGCACACAGGTACTCCGTTCACTGTTTATGGCGGAATAAGCGGCTTCTCGTTCCTCGCAGTTCTCACTGGCATCAGCGAGACCGATCCGATTGACGGTGTCGTGACATGCACGCTCGAGGCGAAGATGACAGACCCGAGGCTGACAAGGGACTAACATGCGTGAGTTCAGAGACGACCAGGGCAGGCCTTGGCAAGTAGCGTTGACTGTCGCGTCTGCGCTGCGAGTCCGAGACAATGTCACGGTTGATATCATTGACGAAGATACTGGCGAGCGGCGGCAGGTGCCGTTTGACATGGTGGACGCTGCTGCAATCACGCAGACGTTTCAAGTGCTACGCAGTCAATACGCAAAGATTGGCGAGGTGCTTTACGCCTTGCTGACAAAGCAAGTTGAGTCCAAGTCTCTCAGTAAGGAAGATTTCCTTGACGGCCTGCGTGGCGATTCTTTGGACGCCGCAACCAAAGCTCTTGAGCAGGAGCTAGTCGATTTTTTCCCGCAGCGCCTCCGCAAGATGATCGGGCTTCTCGCGTCCAAGATGGACGAAGTGGCGAACGAGATGCTTGGCAGAGCGGAGGCGGGACTGGAGAATGCGACGGTGGAGAGCCTAGCAGGAGCATCTGGGATGCAGTCTGGGAAGCCGCAGGAATCCTTGGAGTCCATCCAGGGAAGTGGACAGTCAGACAGCTCTTTGCCGCACGCGACAGCCGCCTAGAGCACGACTGGTGGCACACGGCCAACATCCTCGCACAGCAAGCAAACATCAACCGAGACAAAGGCACGCCAAAATCAGATCCTCGGAAGCTCAATCCCTACGCGAAAAAGCAGAAGCCTCGACAGGCGACGCCTGATGACCTGGAACGCCTCTTCGGCCCAGACTGGCAGAAACACGTATGAGCGCAGGAGCAGTCAAAGCCGGTGGCGTATTTGTTGAGATCGGTGCCGATCCAAGGAAGTTCTTTGCCGCTCTCGGCAAGGTCAACGGACAGATAGGCAAGCTTGGTTCGTCGATGGTGAGTGCTGGGACCAAGATGTCAGCGATTGGCGGCGCAATTGTCAGTCCCATCTTTGCTTCCGCTGCAGCGTTTGCATCTGTCGGGAGTGCGCTTAACGACATGAGCAAGCGGACTGGCGTGTCTGCCGAGTCTCTGTCAGTGCTGCAATTTGCTGCGGAGCAGACTGGCACTGATATGGCTGGCGTTGAGGGCGCTGTAAAGAAGATGCAGAAAGCCATATTTGCAGCTGGAAGCGGAAGCGAAGAAGCGGCCAAGGCTCTGGCGATGGTCGGCCTGACAGCGCAGGATCTTGCAGGGCTGTCTGCCGATGAGCAGATGGGGAAAATTGCTGATGGTCTCATGGCTATCCAAGACCCAGGCCAGCGTGCCGCAGTTGCCATGCAGATATTCGGCAAGTCGGGCACGTCAATCCTGCCAATGCTTGAAGGAGGCTCCGCTGGCATGGCTGCTTTTGCAGCAGAAGCAAAGCGGCTCGGACTAATCATGGATTCCGAGACGGCGGCAAAGGCTGACGCTCTTGGTGATGCAATGGATGCGATGTCTGCAGCAATGAAGATGGCATTCATACAGATTGGTGGTGCAGTAGCTCCAATTCTGACAAAAATTGCTCAGGGGCTTGCTGTGGCTGCTGCAGCGGCAGGGAAGTTCATTAACGAAAACGCGGAGCTGGTTACGGCGGTTCTTGGTTGGGGCTCTGCGCTTGTCGCAGCAGGGGCTGGTGTTGCCGCTATTGGTTTCTCCCTGACGGGTCTGAGCGGTGCGATAGGATTAGTTATCAGTGGATTCGGTATGTTTGCTGCACTTGCAGGGCCGGTGCTGCTTGTTGCGGCAGGGATCGGAACAGCTGTGTATGCGCTCTATAAGTTCAAGGACTCAATTGGTTCGGCACTTGGGTCTGTGGCTTCTCTTGTCCAGCAGGCGGCAGGAGCAATCGGCGAGTTTTTTGGCCCTGCCGTATCTGACGGCATCGTCGTGCTTGGCGACCTGGCCAAGACTGCCACGACCACTTTCAACGGCGTGTACGAGGCCGTCGCTGCCGGTGATCTCTCTGGTGCGATGGACGTTCTGTGGGCTGGGCTTGTCGCTGGCTGGCTACGTGGCACTGAAGCGTTGATGTCCTACGTTGATCCGTGGGTGGCGGCGTTTCAAGACGTTTTCACGGACATCGGAACCGGCATCTACATCGCGTGGGACAAGATCTACACGGACTCGGCTGGTCTGCTGAATACGATGGGAGCCTTCATCATGGGCTTCTTTGACAACATTGCCAACGGAGTGATGGCGACGTTTGACAACCTTGTGGCAGGCATCCAGATCGCGTGGACTCGCGTGCAAGGATTTATCACAGGAGCCAAGGACACGGAAGAGCGTGTTAAGGCGATTAAGGACGAGAACGCCGCACGGGCCGAGCAGCGGATGCAGGAGCGTCCAGGCGTCAATGCTCGCACTGACAAGTCGGCTGCAGAGAACGCACAGGCAGAGAAGGATCGCAAGGACAGGGAACAAGCCATCAAGGGCGACGCGCAGGCGATAAAGGAAGGCCGTCAGGCCACTAACGCCCAGCGAGCCGACGAAAGGCGAGCAGCAACTGCTGCGGCAGAAGGCAACCTTGCCAGCGTCACCACTGGCGCAAGCGAAGGCCGGAAAGACGCAGCCACTGCTGCCGAGCTCCTCAAGTCTCTCGAGACGGCGTCATCACTGGACCAGATCACCAGCATTGGTGCGAGCATGGACGCTCTGATGCAGAGGGGAAATGTAAGCGGAGAGATGGAGTCAAAACTCCTTGACGCCTACTACGCTGCATTCTCCCGCGTGAATATTGATTCTGCGTCTGCGTCATCTGAGAAGGCCGCGACTGCAGGTGCCGGTGCTGCTGGTGCTGATTCGGCCACTAGCAAATCAGAAGTGGCTGGCACTTTCTCGTCTGTCAACCTTGGCGGCATGGGCTTTGGTGGGTCGCTGGCAGAGCGACAACTCAAGACGCTTGAGAACATTGACAAGAACACTAAGGGCATGGGCGAAGAAGGAAAGGTGGCAGCGTAATGGCACTGACGTGGATCGAGGACGGTGACTCAAGGCAGGCCACGATTGTCCGCAAGGGCAAGAAAGCCACGTCGTCGTATGCGAAATCGTACAAGGTTTTTGGCACGCAAGACGACACGGTCCTGCACGCAGAAGTCAGTTCCGCCATCCTCAGCACGCTGACCTACTGGCAGTACCCCGGCCTTCCGAGCATGAAGCTGCTTGCCGAGCAATACAGCGTCTCATACCTCGGAGACGATGCTTGGCAGGTGACGATCACATACGAGAAGGCTGGGGCCGAAGACGGGACTGACCCGCTTAAGCGTGCCAGATCGTTTGACACTACCGGCGGAACGCAGCACATGACTCAGGCTTACGCTGAGTCTCGCTTCGGCACGGGTGCTCCAGACCAGAAGATGGCTATTGGAGTTGATTCAAACAGCGTGAACGGGGTGGATATCGTCGTGCCACAGCTGCAGTGGCAAGAGACGTATGACGTGCCCAATGTCTACGTGACAAGCTCGTGGATTCGCGGCGTGGCTGGCGTTACTGGCACGACCAACGTGTCATCCTTTCGCGGATTTGAGGCAGGCGAGGTGCTCTTTGTTGGATGCAGCGGATCGCAGGAGTGGGACGACCAGAAAGGCCGAGGGCCGTGGTCGCTGGCCTTCCGGTTTGTTGCCTCAAAGAACGTCACCGGCCAAACCATTGGCGACATCACGGGCGTATCCAAGAAGGGCCACGAGTATCTCTGGGTCCGCTACGAGGATGCCGTTGATACCAACGTGCTGCTAAAGAAGCCAAAGGCCGTCTACGTCAACAAGGTCTATCGAGAGACGGACTTCTCGGTGCTTGGCATAGGGACAACCTAATGCCACGCCCTGACGGACGCTTAGAGCCGGGTCAGCCAATCCGTGGTGCAATCTCGGCACGGGCGTGGAACCGTGCACAGGATGCCGCAGACCTTGTGCTCGGTGCTCATGCCGGAGTTGAGGGCGTTCTAGGCTCTCCCGTCCTCAAGCCCTACACGTGGTGCTACTGCCAGCCGTCTGTGACGGTAGCACGCTGGGGAGTCCTCGCCATCACTGGCGTCCAGATCACGCCTACGAGCTCGTCAGGCGGTGCTACGGCGTCATTTGAGGAGATGCCCGTACTGACAGGCGGCACGCCGTCAGCGACCACGACGGCCTGGTGCGTGGCTGTAGATCCCATTGAAAGCGGAAAGGTTGGGCGAGTCGCAGTCGGTGGTGTTGTGCAGTGCAAGGCATCGGACCTGGGGAAGGCGTCAGGGGCTCACGTTCTGTGGAAGGATTCTAACTGGGCTTTGATCCGCATGCAGGCGGGAGTCATTCGAGGCACGTTCTCTGGAACGTGGACAAAAGGCTCAACAACAACGGTCACGGATGCTGTTGTGTCGGGAGCAACATACACGGCGAAGAACTACATCGCCACGCTCTCAGGATCGGTTTGCCTCATTGCGTATGTTGCAAACGAGTGGGTGCTGGTGGGATGGGACTGGCACAGCATGACGGACTATGACGCCACAAAACAGCAAGTGCTCACCCACGCTGCCAACGGCGGCCTAGCGTGGGTCTCCACTACCGCGTGCACCTAATGCAAC